CAGATACTTTTGATAAAAGTTGCATATTTGTTCCATCATATTCAACTTCAACGATTTGATTTGCAAGAATATCTCCTGTAGCAAGGTCGCTTGATACATCTTTTTTAATTGTTTTAGCACCAAGACCGCAAACATTTAATGTACATGCTCCTGTGTTTGCTGTTCCTGCTTTGAAAGTAAATCTTTGACCTGCTGTATAAGCTGTGATTGCTGGAGTAATAGTAATTGCGTATGAGTCAGTACCTACTGAATCTACTGCGTAGTCATTTATAAGTTTTCCACGAAGTGTATCTGGTGTAACAACTAAAGGACCTGCTCCTCCACTTGCTGTACCAGCATCTACTTCTGATTGTACTGGAAGTTCTACTACTCCAGGGGTTGTTGTACTTGCGTTAGTTGCACCTGCAAAAGAAGCATCGTCTACATATTTCTTAGTAGCGAGCATATAGTCTGTTGTTGGTGTTGTCGCAGAAGCATAACCTACTTCTAAAACATTCTGTATTCCTTTTACAGCACTCCAATCTGTAATAGTTACTTTAGCACCACGTCTATGAGCACGAGCAAATCCTGATGTTGTTACACCTTGTCTTGTTGCTGTATAAACAGCTGTTAATGCTGTTGAAGTTAGAGTACAAATTATATATTCTTTTGATGAGTTTCCTGCATCAATAGTAAATCCATAAGTTCCATTAGGAATTGTGTTTCCGTCATCATCTGTTACTGAAACTATGGTTGCTGTTGTATCACCTGCTGATACTGGTGCAGCTAGTTGTGTGTCGAAATCTGCGATTATTTTTGTTAGTTGTATAGACATTTTATTGTCCCCCTTTGTTAATTATATAATATTTATTTTTAATGGTCAAAGTTTGGAAGGTCTACTTGTTCTCCACTTAATGAAACATGTTGCTTCTGTCTAAATCTTATCGGTATTCTCTGGTCAAATTTTAATATATCCACATCATTACTCCATTGAATTGAAGCATAACCTATTTGTGTTGCAATAAACTTTAACATTCTCACACGAAACTTAGGTACACGACATCTTATTTCCATTTCAAACGGATATGCAATACTTGGGTCTCCTCCTCCAAGTGTATTTGTGCCTAACATATTTGAACCTATTGTTTGAGGGTCTGTATAGTCCACATAACTTCCATTTCCAACTATTGTACCAAGCTGTGTATAACCTGCGTTATCAAAATTAGCCCATATTTCTATTTTCTGTGCTGGGTCAATCAATCCTTTAAAACGTAAAAATCTAAATCTTTTTAACCAGTCACTTCCATAGTCTTCGTCTTTACCTTCCCAATAGTTCTCAATTAAATCTGCTAAATCATCAAAGCCTGAAAATACTTGATATACAGTTTCAGTAAGTGAATCACCAACATAAAGTAATCCTTCGTTTTTTGCAAAAGTATTTCCTCCATAATATGTAATATCCACAGAATAGTTTTGTGCAACATTCACTAAAAATAGTCTATCATTAAATCCTCCATTGATAGTCTTTGCAGAGATTACAATATTTTCACCCCATGTATCTACAACACAGTTTGTAAGTGTGTAGTCTTCCCATTTAAAGAATGGTGTTAGGTTTATTGGTTCTAAATTCCCACCAATAGGATTACGTTGTAATATTGAAAGTATTGGCTTGTCTGGGTTTGCTGTATCCATGTATATCATTCCTTTTCCTACTGATACACAAGAAGCTATGTTTGGTATACCAATGTCGGAACGATAAACCTTGTTTGTTGCGTTTGTATCATCAGCAGTTAAATCAAGTTCGTATACACAAGTTTTTTTAAATGAATAGTATTTACCTTCAAAAACTAAAACATTCTGTATTGGTTCGCCTAGATATTCTTGAGGGATTATATCGCCTTGTCCAGCTGTTCTTGGAGCAGAGAAAGTAAAATCAGTTATGCCTCCGACATTACTATCTTCCCATAAGTAAGTTGCTAAAATATTTCCTGATGTTGTTACATCGTTGAATGTTACAGAATACGCACCAGTTGCATAGTTAATTGTTCCTGTGCCTCCTAGAGAGCCTGTAAGCACACCAGAGCCATTATCTGTGAATGTTTCAGCTCCACCGCCAGTTGTGCCTGTAATAGTAGATACACGACAAAATCTAGTACCTGTAACAGCACTTAGTGTTCCTGTATATGTAGTTGAACCACTAGCACCCAACACCTCGTTAGTAACAGTTGTATAGTTAGTACCTTGAGGATCAATCTTAGATAGATAGAGAGCAGTTTTGTCTACGTTAGGACTTGATATATTCCACATAAACATACGTTGCTCATTTACTAGAGCATATCCTTTATAGTTTTTTGTAGCGTCATACATTTGTTTATATGAAGCAGGGTTTGCAGTAGCAATTTTATATATTCCATCTACTCCACAAGCGTATAAATATGCACCGAGTTGTGATATATATGATGAAAAAGTATATACTGAAGCACTTGTAAGACCTGTTATTACATCTTGCCATGTTGTGCCATCGAAGTATTGTATTTTTGTATTTATTTTTCTGTAATGTACTTTAGTACCATCTCTTTTTGGGACAAATATTTCTGCGTATACTTTACCAAGTCCTCCTGCTGAGCCTATAAGTTTACGTCCACGAACTAATTCTAATACACCATCAGTAGAGAACCAAGAAAGAGCATCAGAAGATGCTTCCCTTTTTATGTCTTCACTAGGAATTTTATTTTGTACTCCAGAAACATATCCTTCTACTTTGTGTTCAATCATTATATACCGTATGTATTAAATGCTGATAATTTATCATTCCAAGATTTCATATTGTTTAAGAAACTTTCGTATTTAGCTTGATTTAATGAAGCGTATGAACGTGCTTTGTCAGACATATTTATAATATCTGCATCAATACACATAGCGTGGTAAAGCATATCGTAGAAACGTACAGGGAATAGAGGATTACTAGATACTAGGTCGAGTGCTGGTGGTACATAAATGTAATCGAATGAATAACTATCAGAAACACTTTGTGTAGATACAAATTTACCATTTCTTGCATCGTAGTAAAAATATCCACGTTGATTTTCAAAATCACGTCTTCCTGTGTATGGAACTACTTGAAAATTTTGTTTTCCTGAACCTATATATATTTGCTGGTCAGTTGTAAGTCTATCAAAGTCGGTAGGCTGGGTTATATCAGTACTAGACATTGTGCCTGTTGCTTCTTTCTTTAAAAACTCCCACTCAGCACTTTGTAAAACCTCGTTATATTTCTTTTGAACCAATGCTAATTCTTCCACAGACGAAAGACTGGTCTCATCTCCGAAGTAGAGCTCAAAGGAATTTATTATATCTTGTGTACTATTCATATATTTGTTTTAACCCCCTTATCCCAAAACCCCAAAAGGGGTTCTGAGTAAAAGGACTAGCTGTTAATCAAAACGTCTAAGAACTTTTGTTTTCCATCATTGAATGTCTTTACTCCGTAAAGTACGCGAGAAATGATATTTGTTGTTGGTTGTTTTGGCTCTGGTCTCATGTCAGCCTTAACATCTTTCTGAATAACTACGTCAATTGCACCTTCTTTACCGAAGTAACAATGCAACATATTTTTATCCCAAGAGAAGTTAGCAGCAGTTTCTGAAAGAACAAGTCTTCCTGAACCTTTACCAACTATTGTTAGAACTGTTGCTGATGTAGCTGTTGCAGTCAAACGAAGTGTCTTTGTGAAGATTATTTGGTTTGCTGCTGACAATGCTACACCTTGTGCTGTTGTAGTACCAGGTGTGTTGATGATAGCGGCTAAGTTTGTAATAGAAGCAGCAGCGTTAGCACCGATGAGAACGTTACCTGGTGTTGCACCAAGAGTTGTTTTCATTGTAAGTGTTACACCACCGATAACTACTGTATCACCATCTGAAAATGTACCAGTTGAAGTTAATGTAGCTTCACCTGTCAAGTTTTCTGAAACGTATACTTTTGCACCTGCAACTTGTTCGTTAACGTATCCGTTTTGGAATAATGCGTTTACGAAGTCTGCATTTTTACCTAAGAGGTATTGGAATGTATCAGCAATACCGTATGAGTCAATAACGAAAGCTAGGTTTGCACCTGCATTGATTATTTGGTTTGTCTTAGAACGAAGTTTAGCAGGCATACGCATTACCATCTGAGGAACAGTTGTACTGTTCAAAGTGATAGGTGTTCCTGTTGAAGAACCTGTTGTAAGGTCTCCATTGTCAAAGTCGTACAAAGCGTTTGTTGTCTCGAAAAGTACATCAGCATCAACATAGATTGCTACTTTTTGAGCAAGCTGTGAACCGATAAACTCTGCTGGGTTAAGAGGACCAGCTTGAACAATTTCTTTTTCAGAAATTTGAAACATTATACCTTTATTCTGGTCTACTGAAAGAGTTTCTGAAGTATCAGATACTGTTTGTGAAGTCATGTCAGTGTACTGAGTGATGTCTTCTACGTTTGCAGCAGTGATATCTATGTAAACACGTTCGATTGATTTACCGTAGTAAAGGTCTGATAATAGACGAGTGTTAGCAACTTTCATAGCAACGAGAACCTTTTGGAAGATTTCTTGGTATGTATTGCTAAACGCTGTCTTAAAAGCATCTAAATTTGCAGCCATTTGTTTTTATATCCGATTATGTATTTTCAGATATGGGATTAAAATTCTTAATAATCCCCCCTGTACTACATAGCTCTCCTTACTCTATCAAGTAGTCCTTTAGACCATTCTTTTCTTAGTTCTGGGTCAGAATCTAGTTTTAAATACTGTTCGTCAGATAAAGGTTTTGAATTGTCTGTCATTTCTACTTGTTTTGAAGCGTGGGAAGTTTCAATAGTCTTCTTACCTGTTATAAAGCGAGAATATTTCTGCTCTATAAGCTGTGGTAATGTGAGTTTTGAGTACTGACCTGATTTTATCCAAATCTTTAAGTCATCTGTATCAACCAAGCTAGAGTATTCAGGCATTTCTTTAAGAACTCGTGATACATCGTTTGAAAGTTTTTCATCAAATGATTTTACCTCTCGTTCTCTTTTAATACCTTCTAATTCTGCTAACTTTGGATTGATTTCTTTCTCAATCTCTTGTAGGACTTTTTCTTTCGTCATATTGTATGAAGCATTTAAAATGTCCGACAAAACTTCTTCATCAATTTGGTGCTTTTCCGATAATGATTTCACATCTAGCTTTATGTCTTCGTTGCTTTTATAAGGATTTTTCCTTAGTTCAGCAATCTCAGCTTCGAGCTGTTGTGATTTCTGTTCGGCTTCACGCTTAGCGTGCTTTTCAGCCATATATTTTTTAAGAGGGACACTGTCATCTGATTTCTCAGAGAGTGTTTCTAAAGTTTCTAATGTTTCCTCTGGAGCTTTTTCAGCTTCCTTTGAAGTTTCCTCCATAGGAGTATCCTCCTGTTTTGGTTCTTCTTTTATTTCTGTGTTTAACTCCACAGATGAGCCTAGAATTTCTTCCATAATTAGTTAAGGCATAACTGCCAGTCTTACTTCACGGAGACTATCCGCAAAAGGCTTTCGCCCGAATAATAATATTATACTACCAATCAATTTATTATGCAAATGTGTAGTATTCTCTTATGCCAGTAGGGGGGATTACTAGCACAAGAAAGCACTACATATTAGTGCTCTGTAGTGCCTTGTTCTTCGTATAAGGATTTTATTGCTTCAATCTGGTCTTCAATCTTTGTTAAAAGCTGATACATAGATAGATTAGAGGATAGTTTTGCACACATTTGAATGAGTTCTATGTGTGTCTTGCTATCATAACTATTAGCTATCGAATACACCGCATTTATGATTGAATCTTTTGCAGTATCACGCAAAACTTTTCCATCAGATGTCTCTGTATATAGTTTTATACTTTCAAGTTTTTCTAATTCTTTTTTATCCATTTTTATTCTACTATTACTTCTTCACTAACAACATCTTCTTTTGGTTCAGTAGATAAACCAAGTTCTTTTTTAATATATTCCATTTGTTCTGTGTAACTAGCAATAGTCTTTTCAGCAGTTTCAATCACTGAGAGTGAAATAGGTCTCTGTATTTGACGTTGAGCATAAGCATCTACTAAGTTCCATTTGTCTTCTGGTATTTCTATTAAGATTGGTAATATTTCTAATGCCATTTTGTCTTGAATCTCACCTGCATCATGTTGTGCTTTTGCTGTTCTTAGTGACTTGTTAGTAAATGACAAGTGGTCAATAATATCTTGTAAAGTAAATTGTGTTGTTAAATTACCTTTTTCAATAACTGTTTCTAAATCGTTTTCTTTTTTTTCTATTATTTTAAATGTGTACTCCATGTTTATTGTATTGGTGAGCTTGGATTTATTCCATTTGGCTCGTTCGCTGTTAATTGTTCTTCCGTTTGTCCCATTGTTTCTGTTTGTATACCAGCCGTATCGCCCCCAGCTTGGTTACTCATCATCGTTGGGTCAAGTCCTTGTTTTGTTACTTGGTCAATAAATTGTGTTCCCATATTTCTAACCACTATCGGTTCAATTCTAGTCATGTAATCTGTGAATAATGTCCATTGGTCGTCTGACAAATCTTCTTTGTGGTCTCGCATATAATCAAGTATATGTTTTGCGTATGCGACATTTGCTCTTTCGTTTGGTTCAATAAAGTTTTTATTTATCAAATCTTCCATATCTCTTTCAGCTTCACTTATAATCTCTGCTTCGCCATACTCTGATACATCTAGGAATTCACGAATGTCTTCATCATTAAACCCTGCGATAGATGCAGATTTTTCAAATAGTGATTTCTGGTTAATACTAGGGTCTCCTCTGTAACCAGACATAAATGTTATTTTATTTCTCTTGTCTACTGAGTCTGCTTGTTCTTCTGCATTAGAACTCTCGATGATTATGTTCCAATCAGCACTTGGTTTTACATCTCTTTTAGAAATAAATATTGTTTCTTCTAGTCCTCTTGAGCCAAGTATTTTAACTGCTACTTTAATTGTTAAGTGGTCTTCTACACCATAACGCCATAGTTTAGCAAATCTCTTATACCCTTGAGAATAGGCTTTATTCCATACTCCATATCTATCAGCAGAATTAGATTGATTTCCTTCATAAATTCCTACCTTGTCTTCTTCAGCAACTCCTTTAGCTCCTGCTGTTATACCACTTTCTAATTGTTGTATACCCTCTAGTGTATTGTATGTCGTTATAGGAGTATTTATTGAATTTACTTCAAGTATTTTAAAAGCATTGTTTATATTTGTACCAGGCTTTACTCTGATTATTCCATTACGTTTGTATACAAGGTCTGCTACGTTTTCTATTGCTCCGACATCTATTGCTCTTTGTGGTTTGTTGATTGCTTCGGCATTGTCTAGCATTTGGTTTATAGATACACCTTGTGCATAAAATATTTCACGAACATAGTCTACCTTTGATGGTGTCCAGAACTCTGTAAGGTTTGGCATGAAAGCGTATGACCAGAAAGGAAATGGTGCATCACCTATTTTTTCGTCTACTTTAAATAATTCTGATAGAAGTTCACAACGAATACACTGACCTGCTTCTGTCATCAGTAAGTAATATCTTTCTCCGTTATATGTTGTGTACCATTCCCAGAATTTCCATAAGTTAGGATTTTCTAATGTTCTATTTGCTGGACTTCCAATGTAAGCGTACTTGTTTTCTTTGTTTATATCTTCTTGTGTGAATTGATTTGCATCATTACCACTTCCATTTATAAGATTTGTTACTTCGTTGTTTATATAGATACCTTCCTTACGTCCTTTCTCTAAGTCTGATTTAGATAGACGCACGTTATATCTTCCTAAGTATTGAGCATTATCTATGTCATAACCTCCACCATTTGGGTCAATTAAGAAATCATATACTGATACGTTATCTAAATATGAACGATACCCTTTTATACTATCTGCGTGATATGAGAATATTGCTCGTCCATAAATTATAGCGTCTACTTTTCCTAATAAGTCTTTATAGTTCCAATCGTTATCATTAGCATCCTTTTCTTTAAGAGCATTAAGCAACTTAGCTCTCTTGTAATCAGACATTGTAGCCTTTCTAAATTTAAAGGTTAGAGGACTATCTATTTTAGATAGCATTGTTTCTACGAAAGATAATGTTTTAGCAGAAGCGACATTTACATTTGAACGTGCTTCTGGTTTGTTATTATTTAAAGCTCCATTGTAATCACTTGAAGCTGGTGTACCATAAAATTGATTGTCTTTCTTTCCGTAATACAGGTCTTCATTTTTCCACCAACGCCATATAATGCCTTGTTTGTAAGTTCGTGCGAATTGTATTTCTGTTAATGCTTGGTCTATGATTTTATTTCTTGTTTGTTTGTTTATCATTAGTGTTGCCCCCACTAATTATGTTTTGTTATATTTTTATAACTTAATTATACTACTTTTAAAAGTAAATGCAAAATTATATACCAATATCGTTGTAAAGAGGGTTATTATTACCTAAAATTGCATCCCATTCATCCATATTCACAGGTTTTTCTGCTATTTCTTCTTGCATAGCGAGACTATCTAATACATCATCGTGCATTCCTCGTGGAAATGTGCGTGTTTCTTCTAATAAATCGTTACAATTACCTACAAGAAAGATAGATTTTGATTCCCATCGTGGTATTAAAGCTCTTATTCTTGTTTCTTTTGACTGTGTTGTGTGTGTTAGTTCTTTAATATTTAAAAATTTGTTACGATTTCTCATTTCATCTTCTAAGAATGGTTTTATACCCATAGTAAAAGTAGTTTTTTCTATACCAAAACTTGTAGGTTTATATGTGTCCTGTAAGTAAAACAAATGGTCAATTAAATCTTTAGGATTCACTTTGATTTTATATGCTGTTACATACCACTTATTCTCACTAGATACTCGGTTTATAGTTATACCTGTAAAATCTGCACTTGTTTTCTCTGATATTGCCGTGTCTACAGTAATATAAGTATTAGTTCTTAGGTGTACAAGTTTGCTTTCTTCATACTCCTGTACATATTCTTTCTTAAATTCTGTCATTGAGTCATCAATAGGTTGGTTCATCATTTCGTATGAGAATACCAATGAACCTAGTTGTCGTTTCTTGTCTTCTATACTTACCTTACCATTCTCTTGTGCAAGTATATCTGTAAGCTCATATTTGCCTTCCCACGCAGGTTTTTCATTTATAATGATAGGGATATTTCTTACTCGTATTTTAGGGTCACTTTCAGCTCTTTTGAATAGGTTAGCAACATTTCCATACTCCGTTATGTAGTTTCCTAGATAAAGCATAAAACCTTCTGGCGACATACCAGCCATAGCTTCTGATATATGGTCAGCTACTTGTTTTGTATATGCTTGTGATTCTTTTGTTTTATTAGTTTCTATATCATCAAGGATTAGACAGTCTGGTCTTTGGTTTAAGTGTAAGCGTCCACGCACAGACTCTTGCGTACTATGTGCTTCTACACGCACACCATTCTGACACACGAAATTGTTTATTCTGTTTTGTTTAATATCTTGTATGCCTCTTTCTTTTGAGAACAGAACACCAAAATCTGCTTGTAGTCTCTTGTTGTTTACCATTTCATACGCCACATCAAACAGTATTCTTTCAGCGTTTTCTTTATCAAATGAATCTACGTTTATATATCTACGTTTATTAGTTGCTATGAGCCATATTACAAATAGTTTTGCCACTGTTGTTTTACCACTTTCACGAAAGGCAATCCAAGCTACTTCTCGTATCTTGTTATCTACTAGGTCATGACAATCTTTAAAGAAGTCATAATGGTAATTTGCTAATTGGTATTTGAAATAGTCTTTAAAGTAATACACACAGAATAAACCAAAAGAATTAGAAGCCAAGAACTTCCTTTCTTCTGGTGTACCATCTATCATTCGTTTCAAGGCTTCCTTTGTCATTATTTCAATAGATTAAGTAATGCTTCCTTTTCTTCTTTAGTTAGTCCATCATCTGTATGTATATCAGCGTCAAGGTTTATAGTTTGTTCTGCTTTACCGTCTACTCTATCTAATACTCTATCAATAGCTTGCAAGTCTCCTTTCTTTGCTTTATCTACAAGTTGTTTGACTATCATTCTATCAGCAGGTTCAGCATCTCCCTCTGCTACTTTAATAATAGCTTCTTTAAGTAAAGTACTAAAGTGTCTAGCTCCTTTAGGCTTACCTTTAGGGTTTCCTGATACTCCTGGTTGAAATCCATAACTACGTTGCTTTGGTATTGTATTTTCAACGAGTATATCTTGATTATTTTCTGCTTGTGTGTTGTTATTATCTTCCATATTCCTACCCACAATTTCTTATGAGTAGAGTATAGAAACTAATAATTTTTACTTTCTTTTTACTACCTTAGTCTTAACTTTTGTTTGAGTTCCGTAATAACTTATAGGGGAATACGTTTTTGTTTTAGTGATAGTTTTCTTTGGTGTTTCAATAGTTACTATAGATTTTTTCTTAATACTTTGGTCGTTTTTGCCATAGACAACTTTTGTCATTCTGTTTTTATCATAGTAAGATGGGTCAAATTCTGTTTCTTTTGTTCTTGAAAATTTACCTATTTTTATTGTTTTTATTTGTTTCATATATATATTATAACATTATTTTTTCTTTTCTAATACTTCTTTACCATCTAATATTTCAATAAGTTGTCCAGATACAATTGAAAACCATAATTTTGTTTCTTCAAGTTCCTTTTTTATAAATACTATTTCTTCTGCTTTAAGTTCAACTTCATCATCACAAGCAAATTTTTTACCTAGAATCCAACCGAGTGTAGGATTTGATACTTGACCACCAAGTGTCATACTAATTGCCATTCCAATAGTTAAATCTTTTTCTCCATTTTTAATATTTTCACCTTCAAAGTTTTTTAAAATTTCTTTTGTTTTTATTATCTTCATATTTTATTTAGTTATTTTTAATACTTACATTATACCATTTACATTTTACTATGCAATATCTTTTAAATCACTTAAATCTTCTCCCCAATTCTGACATTTTACATTGTGCTTGGACTTTACAGGACTTGTACAACATATATGTGGTCTTGGTTTTCTTACGCCTTCGACCTTTTCTGGCTTTGGCTTGCCGTTCCTTTGCCAATCACGTTCACAATAAAACTGAGGTTTATTGATTAAGTTCTTCGTGTATCTAGGATGGATTTGAAGACGTTTAGGAAGATTTGTTGGGCATAAGAAGCATTTCATATACTTGTTTATTCTTTATTTTTAATAATAGCTAAGACATCATATAAAGCTTTATTATATCCTTCTTTCCAATCTTCATTTCCTAATGGCATTAAATCTTGTTGTACTTCATGGAATAAACTGTTTATTTCTTCTATCATCTTCTCTCTTTGTTCTTTCATTTTGTTTAGCCAGAAGTCTCCAACTTCATCAAAAAGCCATTCTTGTGTACCATTAAACTTCTCAGCCATTTCTCTAAAATATTCCTCTCTTAATTTTTGTTCTTCTTGTTTAGACATAAAATTATTTTAATATTGATTATTCCAGTCAGTAGCAACTTTTTCTAAAACATTTTCTTCATTACTACCAGTAAGGGAATGAGATAACTGACATCTTTCACAAGGTATGCGTATATGAGATTTTTGGTCGCAAATATAATCAGTTCTTTCTATTGTTGGATTACAAGTACATTGACCTAATTTGTTATTGCCTTTTATTTTGCAATCAGTATCGTGAATTTGTTTTATTCTACAAAGCATAAATTCTTTCTTCTCTTCCAAAGATTGAGGGATGGTATCTTCACAGAAACAGAATTTACCTGCGTATCCAGTTACTACATTTTTAGGTGCTTTCCATCCTCCGCATTTTGAACACATTTGTTTTGATGCTCGTTCTTTTTCATTTTTAACCCATTCTTCTTTACACACACATTCTTTATGCAAACATAGATAACACACTTCATTTGATTTTACTCCTTTGTTTTCTTGGTTCATATTAGTTATTTACTATTTTATAATCACTTTTTTCAGCAAAGAATGTTTCATCATCTTCATTTTTTATTAAATCCATTTTACCTAAAAAAGATAAAGATAGTTTTTCATCTTCTTTTACTACTACTCCTTCTTCACCAAAATGTGGATGATTCTTATTTGTTATTCTAATGTGTTTTAAGTCTTTACTCATAAATCTAATCTTTAAATATATATTTTTTAATATCTTTCTTATATCTAGGAGTTTTATCTTCCATAATTGCGACCGCAAGAATTAAACCATTAGCTAAACCTCTCATATATTGAGAAACATTCCAATTACCTTTTGATGATTGTATTTTTGATGCATCTTTTAATTGTTGTAATCTTGATTTTTTCATATTCTTCTTCTCTTATTACTAAGGGGCGACTAAGCCTTAATCTAACTCTTTTAATTTTTCTAATGCTTCGTTTGCTCTTTTAATAAATAATTCCATTTGGTTTATGGCGAGTTCTTTACTTTGTGGTAATTTAGGGTAACTATCTACACTAGGTATGTCGCTCTCATCTTCTGCACCAATTATTTCCCATTCATCACATTGATGTGGTAAATATACTGAATAACCAAAAATACTTTCATTATCCCAATCTTCTCTTTTAGTTACTGTAAATTCGTAATCTTGTGTAAAACTATTTCTTTTACTCATATATTTCCTTTTATTTTGATTGATAATTGATTCTAAACTTGATAAATAACCCAGTAATCTTACTATAGCTATTTTTTCAGCTTCAGGATTTCTTGATTGATTTACTGCTTTTATATAATCCTGTAATCTGTATACCCATTTATTTAATATTTCTTTTTCCATAGTTTTTATTTAATCTAATAATTTATCTTGTTAGGGGTTATCGTTTAATAGTACTTCTGATTTTTTTACATCCATAACATATTTGAGT